CTGCCTGATCATCATAATATATGCCAGGATTCGCTATGAGATCATCTATACGGTTCATCTCCATTGAAACTTCTTTACATACTGGAATTTCTCCTCGAATTACGGCATCTCTAAACATGCCGTAATACTTTGGAACGGCAGTGTTTGATAATGCCATAATTGATTCTCCTTATCCTTTTTTTTCAAGAATGGCCTTGATTTTATCAACGTTATTATAAATAGTAAGAGCAGTAGTAGTAACAGCCGCTACGGTAGTACCAGCTTTGAAAACTTTTTGCGCATATTCTTTACCTTTATTAACGCTGCTTTCGGATAATTGAGAATACTGTCGTTCCATCTGAAGACGATTTAGTCGATTACGAAGCTCGGCGTCGCTCATAGATTTAATACTCTTTGATGTGTGGGCCTTCTTGTAATCTTCATGCGACTTATCGGTCATAGAACGTCTTCTAGCTCTCGCGAGCTGTTCAGGAGTTCTTCGAACACCCCATTTCATTCCGAGAATACCATAATGGGTTAAATAATAGTTCAAGTTTGTCAACCTCCTTTTTTTAAACAAGTTCTATCCGTGTTTTTAAATATTATTCTATCTACCCAGTAAAACGTTGCACCACCTATAAAATTTGCAACGATTGTGTTTATAAAAGGATTAAACGGTAAAAATATTAAACACGCAGCCAATATTGGACTAGATAGCTGCCATCTGCCTAAATATAGAAGATATCTTTTCATTCAACACCTTCTCCTTAAATTATGTTTTCTACTGGGTCGGCCGCGACTTGAATCCTCCACTCTAGTTCAGAAATCATTCGATTCATAGACTCAATTACGGAAGAGATAAGAGGTGGATCGAAAAGAATCTTAACTTTCATATACGTATAAGACTTTATTAATTCCCATTTTGATTTTTCTGGAACAAAATCACCCCACACAGACGATTCGTCTTTGATTGAAAAACCTTCGGGGGGACCGACACCAATCTGAGTTAAAATTGAAAACACAGAATTGATGTGCATGATTAAATCCGCATCGAAGTGTGTATACTCTTCCGCAATTCCGAGCAGTTTTTTAATTGATGTCAGTATACTCTCCATAGTAATCCTCCCTTTACGGCTGAATCGCGATAAATTTCTTCATACAGAAACCTTCAATTCCGGCAGCTGTAAAAACTTTATAGAATTCTTCGGTTGATTCATTTTCGTCAATCATGAGTTCCGTTTGATAATCAACTTCGCAAACAATAGCGGAATCTTTTTTGGGTTCCTCTCGAACGTTTAACTTTTTGCAATTTGTAACAAAACCCATTTTCACATCTTCGGAGTTTTGAGACTCTTCGTGTTCCTCGATTCGATAGTCATCTTTAAGAAGATTATCATGATACATTTATTGTTTTCCTCCTTTTTATTTATGTCTCCATGGACATGTATCGTTTTTAGTTCGTTCTATCGGTGCTAGAATTAATAAATTTTCGTCGCCATAATGGATTGCATTATGTGTTGAAAGCTTTGTTGAAATTACATTCTCTGGATCAAAGACAGAAGAACTTCTATTTATTAAATCATCGTAAGTAATCGGGTTGATATGATGAATAATAATTGGTCCATAAATATTAAAACCGTCTACAGCCAAATCACATCCATTATCTCGAACGATTATCTTATCCCTAAATCTTAACCAATCATCTGAATGATAAAATTCCTGATTCACCCATCTTTGAAAACCAAAAGTTGCTTCTCCTACTTTTCCGTTTAACTTTAAATATCGATAACGCTCTTCAAAAGTAGGAAGTTTAATTAATTCCGAATATGTCTTAATAGTCATCCGGATCACCTTGCCCACTATAATTTCTCATAGCGTCAAGAGCATTCTTATAAAGTTCTTCAATTCTTTGCGCCGACTGTAACGATTGTGTTTTTGCTTCAATCAACTCTTTTTGTTTTTCGAGAATTTCTTTTTCTATTCTTTCTTTAGTTGATCCAAGCTTTAAATAATGAGTGATGACCTGAGAAGAAGCAGTGCCGTCTCGCAACTGTTTTTCAGCAAGATCCACAGCCAAGGACACTAACTGATTCTCTCTGGCTTCTGGAGATAAAGCCGGTCTCATCTTTCTCGAAGATTCGGAAGAGGTTACAACCTTAGCTTTCTTCATCCTTACTGCCTCCTCTCGTTTAATATTTACTAAATTATTATTATGTTTTGCTTGGAATTTACTGAGTTCATTCATACTTCGATAGCACTTAACAGAGCCCATAAGGCTAACCTAAAATCTTTTGAAAGGAGGGAAAAAAAGATAATATAAATTGTTAAACCCTATGAGCTCTGTTAAAAGCTATAAAAAATATAGAATGATACTCAAAAAATACCCTCCGGAGATTTTTTTAGGGTCGGCGCGATGAGGAGAGGGGTAGCATTTTCAGCACACCCCCCCATATACTTTAGCGCTCAGTCGTTTGCATAGTTACTTTCTTATAGATGTTCCTGAAATCGTATTTTATAATTTCATCAATTGCTCTTTCGATTTCCAATTCGTTTTCTTCTTCTGACAATTGATCTGAGGTTCGAGCAATTCTTCCTAAATACGAACAAGTATTGTAACCTTTTTCCACATCGAACAAGAACCAAGAAGTGAACTGTTCGAATGGGTCGTAAGGATTATCAAACGTTGTTAACATACATCTTCGCATAAACAGATCACTCCTTTCCGTTCAAAGTAGTCGGATGCGGTAGTCGTTGAACCCCCTAAGTAAGCACTAGAATCATAACCTTTTTTTACATCGAACAAGAAACAAGAAGTGAACTGTTTGAATGAATCATAAGAGTTATCAAACGTTGTTAACATACATCTTCGCATAAACAGATCACTCCTTTCCTTTCAAGTATTTAGATACGGTGGTTGTTGAAATTCCAAGAGCATCAGCAATTTCGGCAGTGCTGTAACCAGAAGCATTCATAGAAGAAATTTTGTTAATCTTAGCAGTGCTTAAAGAAGTGGTGGTTCTTGGTGTAGCACGTTGTCTAAGATCATCTATGTCGACATTATTAATGATCTGGGTAAGCTTATTTTCACTAATAGCACCAGCTTGAATGGCTTCCCATTCACGGTCAGTAACCTTTATGGTCTCCCTCTTGGCTCCAACAATAGCACGTGCCCTAGTTAGCTCTTGTTGACTGAGTTTCTTTATTTCACTACTAGTCATGTCTGGGTTAGCCTGTTTTTTAGCATTAACAGCGGCATTAGCTATCGTCTGGGCCTGCCGCTCACGAGGGGCGTTCTTAAGTGCTACATTAAGCTTAGCATATAAGGAGTCTACTTCCTCTTGATAGGTCTTCTTGGCGGAGGATGAGTACTCTATCTTACCAGCTGTAACCATCTCCTTACGGGCCTGATTAGCTAGAGCTTTCATACGATTGGCATATTCAGCGTAAGCTCTTTCTGCCGGGGTGTTAGCATCAGATACAAGAGTAAAGGCGTCGTCAGTTTCTGCCATCTTAGTAGATTGCTGTGTTCTAGTTTTTACTTTTCCTGTTTTGTCAACATATGTTTCCGCTGGTTTGTAAACGTAAGCACTTTCTGGTAAGGTTGGATCATACCAATCTTTATCTGCCTTGTTGGCAACTCTATTGTATAACAGGGCTCCTTCAGGACGAGTTAGATCATACCAAGCCTTGTCTTTTGTATTAATTTTTGGACTGCCTGTTACTTTTAGTCTTGGTTCTGGTGATTTAGCTCTTGAGATTAAAGTAGCTGCTCCTTCGCGATAACGACCGTCTTCGCTAATGGAGCCTTGGTATTTTTTCTTAAGAAACGAAATGTTGTTGTCAATCTCACTTTGTTTATAATCCAGTTTATGTTTTTCAGCATCGATGACGACCATGCTATGACGAACGGCTTTTGCTAATTCGTCTTGAGTGGCACCTCTTAAAGTCATATCCGTAATTAGATTCGAGACTTTTCCCATTTCTGTCTGGGTATTCTTCATTACTTTAATTTTTTGATTATGACTATTGTAGTAATCGTCTCCCTTTTTTATAGTGCCGTATTCCATTTTAGGGTCGAACCCCTCAAGACCTTTTAAAGCGGGGGTGGATGTGATTTTAATTTTACCCCCAGTAGGGATGACCATAACTGTATCGCCATCAAAGTCGGCGCCAGATAAACGTGCAGCAACTTTACTGTTGATACAAATAGCATCTGAAGGGGTGTTACCAACCATTCGTTTAGCGTCAATTTGTTTGTTGTTAACCGTTAGTATTGGAATCTCAAACGTTCCACCATGAGGAAATCGTATAAGTGCTACTTGTTCGCCATTTTTATAATTAGGAGCGTACACCTCACTGTCTTTCATTGAGGGAACGGGTAGTATTACCTGATACTTTTGTCTTGGTAAGGCGGCTGCCTGTAGATGAATAGCTGCCGAATCGCAATCATCTGAAAACGATTTTAACAAAGCTTTTTTTACGGTAGGATTTGTAAGGGACATAATTTCGTCAAATTCTGCTTGTTTGTCAGCGGATGCTAAATTAAGTTGTTTTTTTATCAAAGTTATACTTTGTTTAGAAAGAAACTGGGAGGGTAAATTTTTACTCCATTCGTCCCAGTCTCCTTCTTCAGCTCTCTTATTAATAAGTGATAGTTGACGTTTTCCATCCTTGTCAATGTAATAACTTTGACCTCCTGCTTTAATAAGGGAACCGAAAGGATTATCAGGATCATCTGTAATATTCTTTAATACGTCTCCTTTAGGGGTTCCTTGTTTTTTATTGGTATTAAAAACGATATCAACCCCATCTGGTATATCGTCAGAGTATACAGCCATTCCTTTTATGTATTTATTGTTGTCTACTAGAATACGAACTTGTGCGTAATGGGATTCTCCTAAAGAAAGATCGTCTACTCCTCTTCGAATCTCGACTACACCGTCTTTATCGACCCCACCTTCTTCCGCATAACGAATCTTAATACGATTAGAATCCATACTCTTCGGATAAACAAAGGTGTCGAAAGTATCGCCACCATCGTGAGAGACGTATTCTCTTAGAGAATGAACGTTTCCAAAATCATAAATCTCTCGATGTTCAGTTCCGGGAGGGCATAGGACTTGGATGTTGGTTTGCTTTCCGGGATTAGTTACTTGGGGAACTCCTCCTCCATAAACCTTATAACCTTCCATCTCCAAAATATAAAGAGCCTGTTTCATTTTTTCTTTAGAGATTCCTAATTCACGCTCAACACCAACACCAACGTCGATCATACCTTTTTCATCAACTTGTTTCTTTAGAAATTCGGCAGTTTTTCTAGCCTGATTCATGCGAGCTTCAGCATCTTCGTTAAGAAGGGAGCGAATCGACGAGTCGTTTTTATAACCCATCTTTTCTGCAATTTGATTAAGAGAATATCCCTTCTCTCTTAAACTTTTAGCCGTGGCAACTTCGAGAGATCTTCTTTCATCTTTTGCTAATCCGACTTGTGTTCTGAGCTGAGTAGTTGTTAAACCCATGTATTCTGCTATTTCTTTCTCGCTCATACCGGATTTTTTTAATTCATTTACTCTGCTGAGAAAATCGCCGCTACGCTGATACGGGTTTTTACCTGAACCCCAAGGATAACGTCCGGAACGTCTAGGCATACCGTAATGTTTTAAAATATCTTCCGCAATGGGATTCATGCTTTAACCCTCCTCTGCTTTAATTTTTGTTATCAGTTTATCAAAAGTAATAATCTTATCCATGATTATTTCAATATCCTCTGCTGTAGGTTTGTGATGTAAGATTTCGTCAGACTGATAAATTCTCAATTCTATGTCAATGTCCGAAGGTTTAATTCTGTACTCCAAACAAAAAAGAGCAGCATATATTTCAAGCTGTTCCATTCGTGCGGGGATAATGCCTGATTTATAATCGTGAATCCTTAACAAATTATTTCGAAAACAAATTGCATCGGCTGTTCCAAAACAGTTCTCGGAATAGAATAAAGGTTGTTCAACTGCCATTCA